CACTTACTAGGCGGAATCGAGGCCTTTACTGCTTGTAGATCGTCCTGCGACCAGTATTCCGGCCATACGGGGTCCCCAGAAGGTAGCTCCATGGGGAACTCTACTACTTCCCATTGATCGGCCAAGGGGTCCCGAGCCATCTGACGCACAAGCTGACCGGTCAGATCTTTCTCCGACCACCGCGTCATTACCAGTACGATTGCCCCTCCCGGCTGGAGACGCTGTCGAGGTCCGCCCGTGTACCAGTCCCACGCGTCATCGAAGCCAGAGTTCGACATAGCAGTCTGCTCAGAGTGGGGATCATCAATAATACATAAGTCAGCGCCACGACCAGCAAGGTTGCTGCCAACCCCAACAGCATAATACATGCCTCCACGAGCTGTATCCCATCGTCCACTCGCTTTTGAATCCGCTGCCAACTTAGATTCCGGAAAAATTTCTGCATAGTCTTCCCTCTCAATAAGGTTCTTCACCTTTCGACCAAAGCCTACTGCAAGCTCCGTGGTGTGCGTAGCCTGAATAATCTTCATCGCAGGGTTCCTTCCGACCATCCATGCCGGGAACAAGAAACTCGCAAATTCGCTCTTGGTGTGACGAGGCGGCATGTTGACAATAAGTCGCTTTAGCTTGCCATTGGCCACCGCTTCAAGCTTCTCAGCAATAATTCGGTGGTGCTTGCCAGCAATGAACTCCGGCCACATGGCCTTTACAAAAGTAAGAAAGTCCGTCTGACAATGCTCGACACGTTCAATCTGCGCTAAACGAAGCTGTAGCTTAAGCAGGCGTTCGTCTGCGTCCTCTGCAAAGTTACCTGACATCTTCTATATCCATGGGATCGAGAAACAGTGGAGTCCGGGGCCCCACGTACGCACTGAGCACGTTGTACTCAATGTATTCAACCGACTCTTTGTGAGTCATGCCCGAGTTTACCAAGATATTGACACACTTTTCGAGGTCGTACACTGCAATATCTTCGTCCCCGGCCCGCGAGCCAATTCCAATAAAGGCTTCGTCAAAGCCATCTGCCAATAAAATTTCAGGAAAATCATCCATAGATAGGGGTCCCTTGGTTAGATTCGTCATTAGTTGGCGAAATTCGCCACTTATTAGTCTATTTGACCATCATTTTTATACGATTATATATCGATCATCGCATATCAATTATTTCATTTTTATAAATTTTTTTCAAATTGTTTTTTCTGGTTATTGTTTGTCAGAAACATGCACAAGCACGCGCTCCGGGGGGAGGGGGCGCGCCTCGCGATTCGCGCACGCCTGATATCGCATCTGGGACGCGTTTAGCCTCGATTGGCATAGGGATCCTAGGCGACGATGCGCGCCTCGAGGCCACCGGATCGCGGCCAGTTGTCCGATCTAATGCAGTACTGGCACGCGGATCGCGTACCCGGGAACGCTACCAGATACCCGGTAACCATCGCCCGGGGAATGAGTGCCAGGAATCGCCCGGGCAGATCCCCGGGTAAAATCGCCCGGGCAGATCCCCGGGCAGATCCCCGGGTACGTGGAAGTGAAAATTTTAACGTACAGCTCGACACTGGGCGCCCAGTTCACGAACCGCGCATCGATGCCCGCGACTCTCGCGCCGTACGTCTTAGGGATCGGCCGCCTGCCCGCGGCCGGCATATTTAACGGGCACAAAAAAGGCCGCGTTATGCGGCCTTAATTGCGAGCTGTTAGCGCTTATCTGGCTAGGTGAAGCTTAGAGCCGCCAATAGTTAGAACGTAGTCAGAGCTGTTAGGTAGCGCGCCTAGCGTTAGAACGTTATCGCGTACCAGATCGCCATGGCCGCAATCGCGCAGATATTGAACTGCAACGCGCCAAGCGTCATGTCCATGGTCTAGCGAATAATCGCGGCCATAGGTTCGCGCATTCTGGCCGGACATAATGCACCGGTAGCGAACGCCTAGCGTATTGGTAGGGGATTTATAAAAGACTGCTACCGCCGATAGCGGGTGACTATATACCGGCTCATCATTATCGATCGGAGTGACGATCTCACCATCTGGTACCGCGCGATAGTAGCGCTTATTAGCACAAGATCTAGGCGGGCATACCGCGAATAATTTATCGAATTCATCAAGTACTGAATAAAATTGTGTATCTGACATGGTCTAGATTCCTTTTAAATGCCGCGCCAACCGCGGGCTTGCCTAGATTGTATCGGCTTATTATGGGAAAAGTAAACAGATACAAAAAAGGCCGCGACTAAGCGGCCTTGATTGCGAGCGGGTAGCGACTACGGTTCGCTATCAATTCCCAGCTCTTTATCGATTATTCTGCGAGCTGTCGCGAATATCATCTCAAGTAAGAGCGCTTCAGACTGGCCGGTGCCGGCCAGTGTCGCGCTAACATACTCGCGCAATTGATCCATAGAACCATAACCCAGCACCATGGGATTGCGCGGCATGATCAAATCAATTTGATTCGCCGGCGCATTATCGGCCGCGGCCGGTGCGGATATCGATTCTTTAACTAGCCGCTCGAGTTCATCTATTCGATCGCCGAATTCAGTGAGAGTCGATTCAACGTCAATATTTTCTAGATCATCTATCCGGCTTTCATGCCCCTGCACTTCATCATTATAACTTATGGCGTCATCTATAATTCGGCCGAAATCATAGTCGGCAATTCGGCTTTCGATTAATTCAACAATAATTTCTTCAATCTGTGACATGGGTTCTATTCCTTAAAATGCCGCGCCAATCGCGGTCTTACCTAGATTGTATCGGCTTATTATGGGAAAAGTAAACAGATACAAAAAAGGCCTCCCTAGGAGGCCTTAATTGCGAGCTGGTAGACTTAAGCGGCCATTGCCACCCGTTGCCAATCGGCGCGCGGTAGATCTAGCACGCGGCCACCTAGGCGTTGCCAATCGTCTACGCTGTCCGGATCTACGGAATGCGCGGCCGCAGTTACCGCGTTAACCATTGTCGCGCGTGAAACCGGATTACCGGCATAGCCGGCCTGCCCGATAGTCGCCAGTAAACCATCTAGCACGCGGCTGGTATCGGCTTTCGTTAATTTCAACACTGATCCTAGCGCTTCAGTTGCCGCTTGCGCGGATCCGGTGACGATATCACCCGCGGCGTTGCGCATTTTATCTAGCACCACATCTAGGGCATCCCTTGAACCATAGGCAGAAACCAGATCGCGAACTTTTAAGCTTAGCGCGGTATTGTCCGCGTCTTTAGCCTCGTCTGTTAATAATCCCCACGTGTCCGATTCTGCCCGCGCGCTAGTTATATGCGAACTACGGTGACGGTTCTCTGTTTGCATTCCGTTAAGACACGCCAGTGTCCAAATCATCTGGTACACGCTAATCGAACCATGGCCTACTTCGCTATTCGAGAGGCCTATACCTAACGCCATGGCATCTCCTACCGCGGCACCTTCGCCAGTGTATTGAGTAGATTTCAAGCGTAGGTATAAACGGCGATCGGTAACCGTTCCATTAACAACTTGCCATCCCGCGCTAGATTCCATTAATTGCGGTAACGCCGAATTCAATAAATGGACATTGTCGAATGTTTTAAACTTATCCGAAACAAAAGCGCGCGCAATTCCGTTGCGCTCGTCATCCATAAAGGCGCGGATCATCCGCGTGCTAGGTTCGCGTTGCCAGATAGCGTTAACTAGTCCCTCGAATTCGTGACTGTAATTGTCGCGCAATCGGCGTGCGGTTCGGACATCGATACCGGCTTTAGCCGATATCTGATCGAAGGCGACATCGTTAACGCGCAATTCGCGAGTAGGTTCGCCGCCATTGGCCTCGAGGATAATGCTAGACGATTTATGCTCTCCGCCAGTGTCGCGCGTTCTAAACTGCAACGCGTCAGTAGGGGCAAGGTAATCGGCGCTTCGAGAGGCCTGTTCGCGAACGGTTTCTAGCAATTGAGTGAGAGTGTTTGAGCTATTTTCAATTTGCATGATCTTGATTCCTATATAAATTTAATTAAATTGCAGATCATAGGCATAGGCCTATATGCGAATATTATGTTAATACGCCAAACGATACAACAGAAAATAATAAAATTTCACCGGCCAATATCACCGGCCACGTGGTGACGCAATATCGTGCCGGCCGGTAACGATTTAGCGAACGCGCGCAATTCATTCGGATCACTAGCATTTGATTTCGATTCCGATGTAGCGCGCCAGTGTATAGCCACATGGCCATGGCCGGCATAGCATCCGCCGGATTCATTCGGCTTTTCGGCTTTAGCGGCACCGGTGCCATGAGCGGTAAATCCAATCACGTAATCGCGATCGCGCCTCGCACATAAAGGTTTGCCATTGCCGCAATTGCGACACGTTACAGAATCCGGCCGCAATTCCGCCGGACATCTAACAATCAAGGCATCGGCTTCGCGTTTAGATTTGTCGCCATTCCAATATTTGCGATCCACTACCGCTGTCACCGGCACGCCATATTTATTGCGCGCTTCGATTGCATCGGAAACCGTATCGCCTGAGAAATTTATAACCGTACCATCCGGCTTGCATCGATCGATCCATTTAGACGGTTCGAAATGCGTGTAAGTAAATGCCGCGCCTTTTTCCGGCACCGAATCTACTAATGCATCCAAATAATCAAAATCTACAGATTCCGCACCGGTGTTACCGGCCGGCTTTAATGCGCACGTATTCGGACACGTGGAATAAAGATCGCCGCGGCCAGATCGGTAGGTAACAGCGCATCCGCCGGTTTTTTTAGCGCTGCTAAAGATTACTGTTTTAAGCATTGGAATCACTCCCTTCGAATACAGATTGGATTAAATTTTTAGAAAAGGTAATCGGCCAATTATCAACCGGTTCAAATTCGATTTTGGCCGGCCGATATATACCGATCGGCGATCCGCTGTCGGTATAAACGATAAAACTATCGGTATCTACGCCATGACGTCTAATCGGACGCATTGCGCAATTTAGAATAAAATCATTCGCTTGCATCATTAAAACCTCCATTAATCACACATTAAGCGCATACATTACACATAAAAAAGGCCACGTGCAATAGTGGCCTTAGTTTTATTTTTTTCTAGATTCCGGTGGATCATCCCTAGACTTGTCTACTTTTTGGTCATCCGGCTTAGGATAATTGCGCTCATAATACTGTCGCTGCAATTCTTTTATATGCGCATCCGGTTCATATTTAGATTTAAGCTTTTTTTCCCACCATGCCAAACCGAACAAAATCATTCGGAATCCTCCTGCAATTTTATAATTAATAAAGATAGTTCTAAGGCATAGTTCTTTAGATCTGCGATGCTATCCATTTGAGGCGTTCCACACGTAACAAAGTTAGCAGACGATATATCATCCTCATTTGACCAATGCTGCAAGTCCATAAGGTATGCTTTGAGGTATTGGATTGCTTTGTCAGGCATTAGCTATTCTCCTCCGGAAACAAATAATCGGCCGCGGAATCTATGACATCCCAGTTTATACCGATGTTGGCGTCAAAGTTGTCCGCGATAAAGGCAAGGACTTCGCACGATTGCTCTTCGGTCAAATCCGGACGCTGATTCAAAACATCGTCTACTGACCATGGGTCTTGCAAAGTTTTACTTTTTTCATCATAAAAGCACATTAGCTGTTCTCCTCTAAAGAGACATTTTGCGTATAGCATTCGACGTCTTCTACGCTATCGGCCAGAACACCTTCAGAAAAAAGGTTGAAGATAAGCTCGCGGGCTTCCTCGTAAGAGTCCGCGTTAACGGTATAGTGGTGCGCGGTGTTCACAATTACCGCGCCTTTCCATTTATTAGACATAGTTCTATTCCAAAGTTATGCCCGCCCAGTGCGGGTTCGTTTAGAATCCTATGCGATTATCGTGTGGTTAGCAAGGGGAATATTTCAATCCAATCAAAAGGCATATCTAACCGCAATACCGGTTCTGTTTGGAGGCCGTTCTTAACCAATGACGCGGCGTCTTTCCCCGAGTACAGAAAGATAGACTCGCCGTTGCGGTGAGATTGATGGATTAGCACCCAGACAGGCGCGTGTTTGTGTGTGGTCAAAAAGCTTACTTGGTGGGGAGACAGGCGCACCGAATTTCCTTGAGTTGTCTTTAGCTCAATCATAAAGAATTGACCTAGGTCGTCACAACCAAGGACATCCGGAACACCCGCAGACGCCCATGACTCTATTCTAGTCAGAAGCCATTTCGGACGATGCTTCTTCGCTTGATTCCGGAAGGACTTCCAGAATGCGCTCTCTTGTTTTTTCCCGCTGAGTCTTGTCTTCGTCTTCCTCGGGCTGTCCTCCCAAGGTATAGGTGACTGGCTCATACTGTTCCTTAATCTCTTTCAAAGCTTTGAGGACTTCATCTTTAGACATCGACTCTATCGTGCCATGTCGAATTTCAGACTTGGCAACATAGATATCGCCTTGCGCTTGTCCTCTTCGGTATTCCGCCATGACGGCAGCAGAGTATGCCTTATCGCTTAACGCCATATCCCTAATTCGCTGAAGATCGCGAATATGCCTTTGATAGTCTATGCCGTATTTAGAATCCAGTTCTCTACGATATTCCTGAATTGCTCGGCAAACGTGCGGAGACAGTTTAGGGTTTGTAAGCTCATAGGCTCGACTGCTTGCAGACTTTTCAGGATACCCCGCGTTGATAGCCGCTTCCTTCAAAGTTATCTGGCCATCCTTGGTGACCAGTTCTTTTACAAAAAGCTCTTGGCGACGAGTAAGCTTGTTTTGCGCTCGCTGCTCCATTGTCTTAGGGGGTCTACCTCTTTTCTTTCGGTCGCTTACAGGAATCAAATAACGGTCTTTAGGCACGTGATGCTCCAGAGGGGTTAATTTCGGTTAACTTTATACCAAAGCGCTTTTAATTTAAACCTCCCCTATATATATAGACTCAAAATTAAAAAAAAAATAAAAACCATTTTGAAAGACATTAACGGAATATCGAGATTAAGCTCTGTAAAAACTACTAGTGTAGTAAATGTAACCTTTTGGAGAATAGGCGAAACCTCCTGAAACCCGCGCCATTGCTGGCTTTGAGCCCCCTCGGTTACATAAGTGACGCCGTTACACCGATTTTTAAACTTTTTTTTATTTTTTTTATTTTCAGCCCTATATATAAAGGGCAGTAAGAAACTAACTCTGACCCGTGAGCCGCGAAGCCAGAATCTCGAATCTCGAAATGAAAATCACCCAAACTAACCCCTTGCACATTACACATATATTAAGATACGCTAACGGCTCTAATTCAACTATGAGGATAGAACCGATGTCTGATTTAAAAACACTACTGGCCATTGACTACGCAACGGACGATCTGTGCGCGCAGGAGATCCTTGCCCGTCATAATCGAATCTGGCAGCAAGACCGGGAAGAAATAAGCCGTATAATCAAAGCGTACTCCGATCGTCCGCACATTATGTTGAGCGCGCTTGATGCGTTGGTCTCTTCTGCTCGTCGCGAGGGCTTTTTCGATGATTAGGTGCTTATACAGCGGTAGGCGGACTACGGCTAAAAAACTGGCCGCACAGCTAATAAACGAAGAGCTTAACGCCATGATGTATTGGGATCGTTGGGAAACCGACGAAATGACGCCTAAAAATAAAGATAAGATCATGGTCGAGCTTAAT